TCACACCACACACCTCCTTATACTCGGCAAAGTCTTTAGGACCCCCCGAGGTTAAGAATTCTTCGCTAGAGCCTTTAAGCTCTGTTAATTTTTCGTTCAGCACGTCAAAGACGGTTGTAGCCAACGGATCACCTCCTTATTGGGGCCTTTGCCCCTCCTTTCTAGCTTTAGCTAAATCTAAAATAGCTTTCGCCTCGTCCAAATCATTCTTAGCTTGCGCTTGTTCGTTCTGCGCTGCTATACGGCTCGCTTCAATAGTAGCGGTGGTTTGGGCTTTTTCTGCATCAAGCTGTAATCTTGCCGCGTCAAGTTGCGTATCTGCTTGATCTTTCTGAGCTTTACGCTGCTGCTCAGCCTGTTTAATTTGCAATTCTTGCTGCTGCATCTGGATGATGGGGTCTTGGGCTTTTTGCTGGGCCTGCTGCTCTGCTGCTGCGGCCTGTTTTTGTTGTGTAAGCTGTTTAGCACCGTCCGAGATAAGTCGAGCAAGAAGCACTTCGTCTTTCTCATCTAACTCTTCATTTGGAGGAGGGAGAGGTACGCCAAGTTTAGTTTCCATCTGGCTTCTATAATCAAAGGCAATATGCTCAGCTATGTGGGCATTAAGCGCCGCCATAATTTGCTGAGCTGCTGGGTTTTGCCCAACAAACGCCATGATCTGCGGGTCTTGCATAAAAGCTTGGTGAGCAGCGATATGCGCTGCATGGTCTTGATAAATAAACGCTTTTATCGGCTTGCCAACTATAGCGTTCATGTTTTCGCTTACCGGATCGGTAGGTTTAATGTCGTCTTTAGTAGGCACAAGTTTGTCGGCGTTCTTAATACCTAAAACCTCAATCATTTGGCGATGGAGTTGAGGCAAATCGTAAATTTGTGGGGTGGCCTGTGCCATCTGCAACACGGTTTGGTACTGCACAACGCGTTGTGCCATCGTGCTGCTATTAGGATCACTGACGGGAATTACTTCCACCATAGCGTAATCGTCGCGTCTTGCGCGAGGTTCACCACGGTCAGGCACGTACAAATACTCTTCTGGCGCGTACTCAGCAATGATCTCTCTCAGGAGTTTAAATTCCTGTTTCATTGAGAAATGGACACGGGATTGCACCGCAGCCATTGGTTTGAGCGTACGCTCTAGTAGCGCAAGAGTAGTTCCAACAGGAGCATTAGCACTCATGTCGGATATGTTCATGTCTGAGATAGCCCCTAAACGTCGGCCCTCTTCAGTAATCTGTTTGAGTAAAGCAAAGAGAGTTTGGCTAGGTTCCGTGTAAGGAAGAGTCATAATGTTGTCGCGGATCGAGCCTGAAGGCACATCTACATCACGAAACTCACCGGGACCAATCGGCGTGTCGTCCCCTTTAACCCGTAACCCACGAGATTTAAGGCCCCCGGGGAGGTTAGATAGCGTTCCAGCGTCAACTAATTGACGGATTAAACTAGTTCCGGCGCGAGCGTAGCCACCAATAATGTGAATTAAACCAAGGCCATAGAAGCCAAATCCGGGGACGTATGCATAATGAACAAAATGTTGACGCTTGAGCGTCAAAGAATCGTCGGGGTTCCAGTTACGGCGTATGGCTAGTACCTTGCCCGTACCCTTCTCAAGCGTTACTACATAAGGCTTTGCGACTTGCATGGAATCTTCGCCATCTGCCCCGTCTACACCGTCAATATTCAGGTCAGCGTGCACTTCAAGCACGGTGTAACGGTCATCAGAAGTTAAAGAAACGCCTGATTGCTCTGCTTTAGCCTCCTCAACATCGGAGAAAAACGACACAGGATCGCCCAATTCTATTTCTCGATAGAACCCAGCAGCCTGTAGCTTAACCATTTCGTTCTTTGTCTTGCGCATGACATGCGTAACGCGCTCTGCGGACTCAATATTAGAGGCACCGTAGGGCACAATCACGTCTTCAGCAGGGATATACAGGGCAATCTGACGACCTAAACTAGGGTCAAAATACACCTTCTTAAACGCTGAACCAGCCAAACCAAGGCTGTATAGTAGCCTTTCATGCTCGGGACGGTACTCGACCATAACCTCAGTCAGTTCGTAATTCATATCCGTCTTAACACGGAGAGCTGCGTCTTCTTTGTCTTGAGTGACTTCCCCTAGAATCTTAGTCTTTACAGGCCCCGCAGCAGGAAACGTCTCACTCATGGCCTCCGCTTGGAACCGGATAGCCGCTTCTGCTAGGACGTTAGAGTACACACCACAGGCGTTTTCCCAAGGCTCAGTACGCTCCTCGTACTTCATGCCCAAAACGTCAAGACCCGTAACATACGTCTCCGCCCAGTCACGTCGAGCGGCCATGTCACCTTCCACAGCCTCACACAGATCACCAGAAATCTCTTCCAGTTGATTGTCTTCTAAGTAATCGGCCAAGTTCGCATCGAACGGCGCGGCATCAATTTCTTCAATTTCTTCGCCAAAACTTATTTCAACGCTGCCATCTTCAAGCTCTACCATAACGGGCATGTCTTCGTCAGTAGCGATAGCCATTTCTATTACAGCATCCGGCTCGCCCATTTCTTCGATGCCTTCTGGCATACCGTACAAACCTTTTTCAATTGCCATTACCTAATCCTCTAAATACAAATCTACTGGTCTAGCGTTGCGCTCTACCATGTTTGCTAAATACTCAAAAAGTACTTCTGGACTATTAGCTACATTTCTAAGCGCTGCCAAACCACCGGGCAGCTTTCTTTCCTTTGGGTTAAAATCGTACGTGTCTTTTATACGTAACCCTCCGTTATCGTCTTCAGCCACATACTTACCTAAGCTAGTAGCTACATTGTATTGAGGGTCGGTAAACGATTTAATCAAAGAGGAGGAGTAGCCTTGGTCCACTACTTCCCTGCTTTTTTTATAGGGGTCAGTTATAGCTGTAGTGCCCCTAGTTTTACCGTATGTACCCAAATCACTTAGTGCTTCCTCTAGTCTTTTTTCAGGATTTACTAGTCTTAATCCGGAAGTTGCTTGCGATTGCTGCTGTAAAAAATCAACTTCGTCTCTAAGTTTTTGTTCTTGCAACATATTTTGTTGCTGCTGCTGCGTTACTTGTTGGCGAATAAACGCCAATTCTTCTGGCTTAAAGTCTTTTGCAGTGATGGGGGTATCTACGCCAACTAAATACTCGCCTAACAACCGCATGTTGGTAGGTAGCCTCCTATATAAACTAGCTAGCCCCGCTCCAATATCCATCTTCTTATCCTTTAATAGTATCCGCCACGGTGCCTGTACAAAGGCTCGCTCTCAGCTTCGTCGGTTGGTAGGGATATGAAGCCACCTTGCCTAAACCGCATCAACGCCATTATAGTTGTGTCCACCAAGTCATCGTTAGACATGAACGGAAACCCTGCAACTTCCTCAACTACTTCTTCTGCCCAACGTGTTTGTGGAACCCATACAAGTCCTGAGCGTACTATATCAGCAACAGAGTTTAAACGTGCAGTTTTATCCCCCGAGCCTCGGTGCGGTGTATATTCTTGGACCATTAGCCCAGACCTACGCATTTCTTGGTATAGGGTGTACCACTACTCTTTTTCTCCACAATAAACGCATCTGGCTCCCATTCTTCGTACTGCTCCATCGCTAGTTCTTTTAGCTCTGGGAATTCGAGACGACGCTTGATGGAATTAAGCAAGATAATACAGTAGCAGTTCTCTTCTTCATTAAAGAAAACGCCCCACGTAGTGAGTGCCGTGTAGTCAGCCCTGTTGTTCTTCTCTGCCGCCGCGTCAAGCGTCATAATTATGTACTCGCACTTGGGCGGGTCGTCGTGGGGCCACTCTTGCCACCATTCGCGCTTAACTATCGCCGCTTCTTCCGCCGTAGGAGTCTGCTGAAACTGGGCATTCCACTGAAATACCGGCATTGACGCTTTTGTACGGTATAGCGCGTCTAAATTAAAGAACTCAGGCCATAGTGGCTTTTCTACAGTCTTTTTTACGGTCAGTAGCCGGTTCTTAGGGTCCGGTACTTCGGACTCTACCTCTAAAATAGCTGGAAATTCAACAACTTCGTACTTATCAGCCAATTCATTCTGCGACATGTCCCGTACAACGCGCCCAGTCAGGTCATCTAAGTGCCATCGGGTCTGTACTATGGCTATTCTACCGCCGGGCATTAGACGAGTACGCGCACCGAACGTAAACCACTCGTATGCTTTGTCGAAAACGTCCAAATTACCACTAATAATGTCTTGTTCGTTGTGCGGGTCGTCCACAAGAAGCAAGTGAGCACCACGACCGGCAAGGGCTGAGCCTACACCACAGGCGAAATACTCTCCCCCCGCACTAGTGTTCCATCTTCCTGCTGATTTAGAGTCACTCGCTAGCTTTACAGTGGGGAATATTGCTTGATATTCGGGTGTAGCTATTAAGTTTCGTACCTTTCTGCCGAAATCAACCGCTAAATCAGTAGTGTGCGAGACCATCAGGACCTTTTTATCTGGGTTACGCCCCAAAAACCACGCTGGAAAGTAAATAGAGATAAGCTGGCTCTTACCGTGGCGCGGGGGCATGTTTACACAGATACGGTCTTTGCCTGTGCCTGTTAGCGCTCTCCCCTCGTCGTCGTAGTCTTTGCCTAGCTCAATCTCCATGAGCATATCCGCTAGAATTCGATGGTGTTTGCCTACTTTATAATCAGCCTGCATCTGTTTGCAGAACTCTATTAGGTCTTTGTACGCCGCTTCGGACTTACGCCTAGCCTCCAACTCTTCTACAATTTTTAAAATCTCTCCTTGTTCTTCTGGGGTGTACGAGTTTATGTTTTGTAGAAGCAGGTCAATCTCTTCTGCGCTAAATTCAGGGGGTGGGGGTACTACTTTAAGGCTAGTTGAATTCGCCTTTACTTTGCCGATGATCGCGGCCCCCACTTCTTTAGCGGGCAACCTGCACCCATTAACCATATTTTCGCTTCCATCCAGCACCCACACTTCTTACATGTGTGCATAACAGGACGGAACTCCGGGCAGTCACGGCAAATAATCCCTCGTTCTGAGGCTACTTCCGTTCTAGTTTTGGGTTTATCCTTCATCCGCAGCCTCGTACACACCTTCGGCGTTTTGTTTCATTACCGTGAGTTTTTCTCGCAGCTTCTCACGCAGTTCGTCTGCGTTTTGATGAGTTACTGTAATTTCTTTGCGGTCTGTAAACAGGCCAACGTCAGTCATCTTGCCCAAAAGCTCTAGTGCCTTAATCCGTATTCTAGCGTCGGCGTTCTCAGTCTCTAGGACTAACTTGTTTACCACCGTGTTGCGGATTTCAGCGGAGTGGGTAGCGACCAAGTGCCCGAACTCTTTCAGGATGTCATTGGTCTGGATGATGACAGCGGGGGTCAGACTGTCGAACCGTTTGTGGTTCATAATTTTAGAGGTGTGTTCGACGTCTTCTGCGTAGGCAGTGACAAGTGCAGCAGCCGTATCGTTATCTACGTCGTCAGGGGTGGTGTCGAGTCCGTGTTCTTCTAGCTCCCTTACAGTATTACAGGCAGCTTCTGCGCGGGACCGCAAATCCATATAGGGAACGTCGTCTGGTATTTCCATACCAAACTCAGGATTAAGGGCTATTGCCATCTGCGTAGTACCTTTTTGCAAGCTGTGAAGCTGTTGCGCGCAGTATAAGAGGTTGTAGGGTGGGAGGCAAGGGGCAAGGGGAAGGACGCAAATAGAAAGTTTCGATCCTTTTCTGTTTTTTGCAAAAAATTTTTTGGTTTATCGAAATAAAAGAAGGTGGGGGGTGTTTCTGTGTGAGAGGGGGTGGGGTGCAAGTCATACGGCGTATAAAAAAGAGGGGGTGGGGTAGGCTAACTTGTTTTGGGTTCGCACTTACGCCCGGGGGGCCTTATGTATTACTGAATAACTGGAATAACTGAATATCTGGAATAACTGAATATCTGGAATAACT